TTGTTAGTTCCATTGATTGGACGACATCACAGGTGTCTGGATCGGTAATCCAGTCGTTTGTGTTGCCGCGAGATGTGCTAACATCACGTGTCATGGCAGACCCGTTTTCGCGGTTTAAATACTGGCGGGGTACCATGAATGTGGCAGTCCGGTTGCAGTGTACTGCTTTCCACGCCGGGATGATCAGAGTGTTTTTCCAACCGCTTGATGCAGAGCTGGGACCCTCCAGGACATCCGCTTCCGTGTGCCAGGGCTTCAACATGGTGGCCGGATCGACCCAGGTTGGGACGCTGCGAATCCCGTTCGTGCACCCACAGACCTACATGGAGACGCAGAACCCTACGATCCCGTTGGGGACAGTCCATGTGATGGTTTTCAACAACCTGCGCGTTGGAACCGTCGATGCGCAAGCCCACCAGTGCACTCTGTCTACATATGTCCATATCGAGGACGCCGAGTTTAAAGTTTTGGATCCGACAACTGACAACGCGAAGGATGCTATCATCCTACAAGGTGGGTTGATGTCCAAGGTGACCAACAACAACATAAAATTGGCGGCTGGTGCGACTTATGTTAGCCACGGAGACAGCGACAATTTCGAAGGGAAGACCTCGAACAAAGTGAGTGGTCTCGACAAGCCCAATATCGGGATCGAGGCTCCGCCGGTCCGTCGACGGTTTGCGCCCGATCTCGCCACTGCAGCGAATGTGGGATACAAGCCCGTCCTTGGCTTGTACGCCGACGAGTGCGATTGTTTGGAGCCAGTTGATGTGGGTACGAGCCTTGACGAGATGGGTTTCGATTACATATTTGGGAAAGAGTCGTTGACTGAGACCGTCACGATGTCGCGTGTCACTTCACCAGGGACTATTCTCGCGCAGTATGAGATTATGCCCGTGCGGAAAATACTGGACCAGTTGGCTGGTGCGACTTACCAACCAGATTTGCTGGAGTTCGCGGCGTTGCCCTTTGAGTTTTGGAGGGGCGACATAATTATGGTCGTTGAGATGTTGGGCTCATCGATAAACACGGCACGCGTTGCTGTGTGTACCCACTTTGGTGTGACCGAAGCCCCCGACTCGTTACAGGCCGCGCTCGGTCAGTACGCCCACGTGTTTGATACGACTGCCGAAACCAACAGGTTTGAGGTCGTTCTTCCCTACACGTCGATGTTTGAGTGGATGCGCATCCCCCATGGATCCATCCCTCCTGACAGGAACATAACCGAGTACTCCACTGGGCTGGTGACTTTGCGCGCTGTTTCGCGCCTGACTTACACTCCTGCCGTAACTGATGAGATCGACATCAACATTTACTTCAAAGCTGGCGACAATTTTGAAGTTAAATGGATCGGAGCTGGCATGTCTGACATTGTCGTTGCCAAGCCCTTGTTGGACATCGAATTGCAGGCTGGTGACATTGTGGATGCACCGGCCAATGATCAGTCCGACGAGGCGGTAACCAGCGTTGTTGCTGCCCCTGCAGGATCGCCTGTAGTCCAAGCCCCTGAGAACAGGGGTCGTTACCGCTCGATTAATGACCTTGTCCAACGTTCCACAAAATCCATCATCAACCCATCTGCGCTATTCGATATTAGCGTGACAGGATTGTTGAGGCAGAACCCATACTTTGATTATTATTCGAACATTTTCAAAATATGGAAGGGAGGCGTTTCCGTCGTGTTTGCATCACGTGGTGACACCGCTCTGACGTTTGCCCCTGATGCTACAACGGACGGTGTGGACCTCACGCCATCAGTTGGGACCAATGTCGTTGGCGCGAAGAATAGCCAGCGGGGGGTCCCGCTTGTCAATTGCGCGGGGCGGAACATATCTTTGTTCACTTTCCTGGTGAACTACATGTCGCCGATGAAGTTTATGATTATTGAGAACGAGAGTGTTCTCCCCGTGTCATTCACTAATTATGGGCGTGTGTTCGGGGTGACCACTTCCCCTGATGCGACTGCGTCTTGTGGGGCGTATGTAGCAGCGACGGACGAGTTGCGGTTCTCATACTTGCATCGAGTCCCCGAGCTGACTATCTCATCGGCCTATTTCCCTCATTCCCCTGTTGGTGTCTTTATTGCCCCAGTGTCCGTGGTGTTCACGCCCGCCGCGGAGGATGCCATGGACTTGAAGCAGGAGGACATTGCCACTTTCATTAGGATGGGAACTTTCCAATCGACCACCGTCACCACTTTCACTGTCACGACTGAGTCGTGGACGACCGAGATGTTCGAGGATTATGCCGGCGTCATTGTCCCTGCTGGGTCAACCCTACTGCGTGTTGGAACGGCCGCGCGATCTTGGCGTAGCAGTGTTGTCCCTGCCCTGCTCCCTTCGACGATGTCCGTGGTTCAGGGCCCGGTGGACACGATTTACCAGTTTGATCTGCGAGCTGTGGCTGTCGGGAACCAAATCCCATACGTCGATAAGCGCGGAGTCACTGGTGTGGCTGCGCCTTCCTTCTCATTATCGTTCAATGAGAA